GCTCAAAGCTATCCTTGGGGATGCGTACACCCCCGAAATTGACACCGCCGTGGCTCGGGAGATCGGAAAAGGCTTTGTCTCCCGCGCAGACTTCAACACCAAGGCCGCCAAGGTCACTGAGCTGGAGGCCCAGGTGGGGCAGCTCACGGAGAGTGCCAAGACCTACACCGCCCAGCTTGCGGAGTTGAAGAAGTCCGCCGGTGATACGGAGGCGCTGACCAAGAAGATCACGGAGATGGAGGAACAGGCTAAGACCGATAAGGCCAACTACGAGAAAGAGCTGGCCAGGGTCAAGCTGCTGTCCGCTGTGGATACAGAGCTCGCTGCCGCCGGAGCCAAGAACACCACCGCTGTCAAGGCTGTGCTGGCAGACTTCCTCAAGGATGCCAAAATTGTGGACGGCAAGGTCACCGCCAAGGAGGGCGCCGACACCGTTACCCTGTCCGCCAAGGTGGAGGCGCTGAAAAAAGACACCGCCACGGACTTCCTCTTTGGTGCGGCCCCCAAATACACCGGCTGGAAACCCGGCGAGGGCGGAGACAACAGGTCTGCTGGCGGCGGCAAAAAGCCCTCTGAAATGTCCTATGCAGAGCTGTCTGAGTATCTGGCTCAGAACCCGGACGCCAAACTGGATGACTGAGAGGTGAAAATTATATGAAAAGTATCGTTAAACCCGCCAAGGCGCTCTCTTTTGAGGACGCTTTACGAAACCTGGCCGGCCGTTTGACCGGCACGCCGGTGGCGGAGCTGCCCAGGACCCAGGAGGCCATTGTGCAGTACATGGCCGAACACATCAACCTCCCTGCTGCTCCTGTCGAGAGTGGCGTGGACGTGGCTGAACTGGCGGAGGCCGTCACCCAGGAGGTTATGGCCAGGCTGGCGGAAACTGCGGGAGCCAATTTGGCGGCCCCGGAGCCGCCCGTAGAGCTCCCTCCTGGCGATGAGAGCGCAGGGGGGACGTCTACCCCTCCCGCTGCTGAAACGCCTCAGAATGGCGATCAGGCGGCCACAGAGGAGGCTCCCAAAACCAAGACCGCACGCAAACCCAAGGCGAAAACCGAGAAATAACAGAAAGGACGATTGAATTATGCCTAACGCAAAGTTTGACGCCAAGAGCTTTAACCCCCAGGCCTTTAAGTACAAGGCTGACCGCATCCCCCGCACCAGACTGAATGAGATGCGCAAGAGCCGGGTCCTGGTGGGCAACCCGGACATTCGGGCTGTGTTCACCACCCAGGACGGCACCGCATACGCCCGCCTGGCCATGCGTGGCCTGCTGGACGGTGACGCCGTGAACTATGACGGCCAGACCGACATCACCGCCACCTCCAGCAAGACCTTTGAGCAGGGCGTGGTGGCCGTAGGCCGTGCCAAGGCGTGGATGGAAAAGGATTTCTCCTATGACATCACCGGCGGTGTGGACTTCATGGACAATGTGGCCGAGCAGGTGGCGGAGTATTGGCAGGACATTGACCAGGACACCCTCCTGGCCATCCTCAAGGGCGTGTTCTCCATGACTAGCACCAAGGGCGCTGCGTTTGTGGCCAAGCACACCTACACGGTGGACGGCCCCGTGGAGAGCACCACGCTGAACAGCGCCACCGCCCAGGCCTGCGGAGACCGCAAAAAGAAGTTCAGCATGATCTTCATGCACTCTGTCGTGGCCACAAATCTGGAAAATCTCAATTTGCTCACTGCACTCAAGTATACCGACAAGGACGGCGTGACCAGAGACCTGACCCTCTACACCTGGAATGGCAAGCTGGTCATCGTGGATGATAATATGCCGGTGGAGGACGGTTACTTTGACGCCGCTTCCACTGACGTCGGAGCTCTCAAGGTTGTGGCCGACAGCGCAACCCCTGCCGCTGGAGAAATTAAGCTGAGTGTAGCCAAACCCTACTATGGCAGCAAGTCCCTGGCTGCCGGTGATTACGTGACGGCCGAAGTACGCTATACCAGCTATGTTCTGGGTGAAGGGTCCATCAGCTTTGAGGACATCGGTGCAAAGGTGCCTTATGAGATGAGCCGAGACCCGAAGACCAACGGCGGACAGGATACTCTTTACACCCGTCAGCGCAAGGTGTTCGCCCCCTTCGGCATTTCCTATGAGAAGAAATCCCAGGCCACGCTCTCTCCCACAGACGCAGAGTTGGCCAACGGCGCCAACTGGGATCTGGTGCACTCTGGAGAGACGGACGAGGCGGATCGCTCCTATATCGCAGATAAGGCCATTCCCATCGCCCGTATCCTGTCCAAGGGGTAAGGCTGTATGGACGTGTATGAGGCCGTATTATCCCGACTGGCCATGTTGGGATATGTGGCCGCCTACGAGGACCAGCCTGGGATCAACTACCTGATTTGCAAGTGCAAGGCTGAGCTCCTGACAGAGATCAACTGTGCAGATTTACCGCCTGGCCTTTTCTGCACGCTGGTGGATATGGTGGGTGGAACGTTCTTGCATGATAAGCTGGCAGCCGGAGCTTTAGAGATTGAGGGACTGGACTTTTCTCCTGCTGCCAAGAGCATCACGGAGGGGGACGTGTCCGTTAGCTTTGCTGGCGCCAGCGACGGCACCAGCACTGACGAGGCCCGCTTTGTTGCCACTCTGGACGCGATGATGCACCCCCAGGAGAGTATCCTGGGGGCTTACCGGAGGCTGAGATGGTGACCGCCGCCTACAAAAAGGCTATCCAGAGCCTTTGGACTGGACGGGCCACCATCACCGTGCTGGATGGGGCGATCACCCCCGCCAATGGCCGCACGGAGCAAACAGAGCGCATTACAGTGCGCAACCGGCCCTGCCGCGTCTCTTACCGTGCTGTAAAAAGCACGGAGCCAAGCCAGGAAGCTGCCTCTGTGGCACAGTCCATTACGCTCTACATTGACCCCGACCTGGATATTCCGGAGGGGTCAAAGATTACCGTGACCCAAAACGGTGTAACAAGCGACTATGGGCGCAGTGGGAAGCCGGCCGTCTATTCGTGTCACCAGGAAGTCCCTCTGGAGCTCTGGACGGGCCAGATGGGGGAGGTGTGGGCTTAATGGCGAAATGGGGGAAATGCGATTACTTACAGCTCAAGGCGTTTGCACAGGCTTTTGACAAGCTGAGTGGCGCCGAAATGGACGCTTTATGCGTGGCCTGCAGCAAGGCTCTCGCGGGACGGCTGCTTGCACTCGTTATCCCGGCCACGCCTGTTGGCAAGTACCCAAAATCCAGTGGCAAGAAGGGTGGTACTCTTCGACGTGGCTGGGGTGCGAAAAGCAGTAGTACGGCTGAGGGCTATGCTGAATCCTTGACAGTCACAAAGTCTGGCAATGCCTATACTGTGGAAATCATCAATCCAGTTGAGTATGCGTCTTACGTAGAGTTCGGCCATCGGACCGTTAACGGTGGCTGGGTAGAAGGCCAACATATGCTGACTTTTTCAGAGGAAAGATTGAAGAAGGTTGCTCCCTCTGTGCTAGAGCGGATGGTGCTGGAGAAGCTGAAGGAGGTTTGCAATGGCGGAAATTAGCACAAATATCATCCTGGACGGTATCACGCTGGCCTTGCGAAAGGCGTATCCCGAGAGCGCTATATACTGCAAAGCGGTAAAGCAGGGGCTTCGTCCCCCTGCTTTTATTGCGCTTCTGGCCACAGCGGGGCAGGAGGCTCAGCCCTCTAAACGCTGGAAGCGGTCGGTTCGGTTTGACGTTCTCTACTTTCCCGAGGCCGGCCGGGAGGAATGC